CATTCGGGTGTTATTTGACGAGCCGAATTTGAACGTGCAGTTGTCGAAATGCGACCAGCCCTGGCTTGCGCTAATCGAGAACAGGGTGCCAGCGGAATTTCCGCCCTGTCCGGTTTCAAACGTAAAGCCATAGCAATAGGGAAGCTGCACCGTTGTCGGACCCAATGATCCGCCATAAGCGCCGACTTTCGCATCGCCTGCCGCGGGAGGGCGAGACGTGGACGTATGATCGATTGAGATCAAGGCGGTGTTGCTATTTGCCGCCGAGGATAGGGCAAGCGTGACGCCCGCTGTGCCGTAAGTTTCGGCGTGATCGTCGCCGCAATAGACTGTCGAATTGTTCGCGATCCAGGTGCTCGTCTGCGTGAACGTCGAAAGCGGCGCAGCCCATGCGCCGAAGCTCGCTCCGATATAAGTCCACGTTACGGTGTTATCGGTCGTCGTATTGCCGACCGCGCCGGTACTCCAAACCGGCTCGCTCCCGCTCTTTGTCGTGCCGGCAGTCGTGCAAATGAACAAATGCGTTCCGGCGGCGTCTTTGATGATCTGGCCGACCGCTGCGGTATTTGACGCGAGCCAGCCCGGCGTGTTGGTAAAGTCGCCGTTGACGCCCGGCTGTCCGGTGCATTCGACCCATGTAACCGTATTGTCGGTGATCTTCGTGCCTTTGCCCGATGCCTGCGACCAATTCGGTTCAGTCGCTCCGGTCGTGCCGCCGACCGTACAAATCCACGCGAGTTGATTGCCCTGAACAAAATTGCCGTTCCACGTCGTCGACGAAACGGTGCCGCTGATGGAGACGGTATAGGTGCCGGTTCCGCCGGTGCCGGTGCCGAGCGCGGTGACGGTGCAGCGATTTGTGTTCGCTGTCGTCGTCAATTCCATGCCGAGGTAGATCGTCCCGCTTGTCATTGCGGAGACGGTCAACGTCGTGCCGGATTTTGACGCGGTAAAAACGGCGGTGCCAGCGGTATTGCGGCGGATCGCGCCGGCAGCGATAACCGTCGACGCCGCCCAAGCGGTGATCGCGCTCCACCCAACCGAGCCGACAGTGACGCCAAGCTGATCCTGCGTCATCGCCGCGCCGTTGTCGCGGACGTACCAAACGGTCGGGTTTGAAATCGCCATACGACGGCTCCGTTTTTATGCGCGTGCTTATGCGTTGCCGTCCGTCAGCGTGAAGCCGGTCACTTGGAAGTCCTGGCCGGCGGCGAACACAGTGTTGTCGACGGTCAAATCCCCGCCGTTGCCCGTCGCGGTGACGGTGCCTTGGATGTGCCGCGTGGTGCCGCCGCTATCGAGGATTTCAAACCAGCCAGCCGTGCCGGCGGCATCGGCGCTGGTATCTTCCCACGTGCCGCTTTTCGCCTTCGATCCGCTCGCCGCCGCCGCCATCCAATCGCTCGGCAGCGTGACCGTGGCGAGCACCGTGCCGGTAGCGACCGCCGCGCAATTCGCCGGCGGCGATCCGGTGCGGATTTTGAGGATCGGTGTGGTGCTGATCGTCGACTCGATGGTATCGAGTCGCGCATTGCGGACGGTGGTCGAGAGTTGAATGCTCATCGGCGCACCCCGAATGTGAAGCTGTTGAGCACGACCGGCCCGCCGGTTCGGATGCGGATCGTGTTCAACCGGATGGCGGCATCGCCTTCGAGATCGCCAATGTCGCAATCGAAGATCGCGGTGCCGTCCTGCGCATAGGCGCGCGCCCAGGTCGCGTTGCCGCTGCCGAACGCGAGTTGATCCCGCGCGAATTGCGCGCTGATCTCCCCGGCATTGAGTTGGGTTTCTGTGACGCTGACGGTCGCGATGTGCGCGTCGCTGGCGCTATAGATGCGCAGCTCGCCATTCGTGAGACGCTTTTGGACTTCCGCGAGCATCGCGTCTTCGGTTTCGGGCGTGAGGATCACTTTCATTCGGCGGCCTCCGGCAGCTCGACGATTTCAAGGCTGCCGTCCTCCGCCTTGCGAATTTGCCGGCGCACGCGCGGCTTGGTCGCGTCGACGTGCACGGTGATCGCGGGCAAAAGAAAACCCCGCTCGGAGGCGGGGTCTGCCGGAGTCGTTTCGACTCTCACGGCGCTATCTGGCAAAGGCGGCGGGCCGATTTGGGTAAATCTCGGCGCTGATACTGCCGGCGATACTACGGTGCGCTTGAGCCGCGCCCTGATCCGGGCCTGGTGTCGCACCGGCACGCCCGACAGCAGCAACGTGCGCTCGACCGGCACCGGCGTTAAAGACCGCGGCTCCAATTCCTCGGCGCCGGGCAGCTCGGGATCGTCGTCGTCCTCGGCCTTTTTCTTCGCGCCGGGCTGATCGCCGCCGGTGCCGACTTTCGGACCCGGCAGATTTTGCCCCTCGGGGCGGCCTGCGCCGTCCGCCGCGCCGCCGATCATATCGGTGCCGAGCGAGGCGCTGTTTGCGGGCACCAGCAGCACATCGCCACCGGGCAATGCCGGGAGTCCTTCCGACTCGCGCGCCTCGTTCGGTGTCAGCAACCCGGTCAGCACGCCGATGCGCAGCGATTGGAAGCGGGTCATCACGTCAGCGCGAAGCAACTGGCCTTCGTCGAAGTGGACGTTCAGCCCTTGCCGGTCGAGATCGAAGTCGATCTCAATGCGCTGCTCCCACCGCTCAATGTCAGGCGCTATTGTCGAATTGCAGTAATCCTGATCTTGCTGCGGGATCGACATCGACGCAGCTCGGTCCACAACGAAGACCTTATGCGGCGGCACACCGAAGAACCGACAGACTTCGGGAATTTGAAACTGGCGCGAATTGAGAAATTCGAGGTCGGTGGACGTGAGTTTCATATCGCGCCACTTGACGCCGTCTTCGAGCACCGCAGTCGAGCCGACATTTTGAATGCCGCTCTTGAACGCTTCCCACCGATCCCGCAGGCGGCGCGCTGCTTCTTCCGAGAGCGGCTTGTCGCTTTCGAGCACGCCGCTCGGGCGCGCACCGTTCGCGATCCAGCGAGCGGCTTGTTGCTCTTGCGCAGCGGCGAGGCCGATTGCATCGCGGCCCAGGCCGAGTGTCGAAACCCCGACCAGCGTGTTGAACGTCAGGCCGCGAATGTGCAGCATGTCCTCGGCGGGGATCGCGATGTCGAGGCCACGGAGCACCGACATTTGCCAGAGGCCGATCCTGTTGGTCAGATAAAAAATGCTGCCGTCGACCGCCTCTAAAACTTGCACCGCGTCGGGATTGATGGGGATCAGCTCGCGCACGACCCCATTGCCGTCGCGCAGCTTTACCGCATAGGCGTTCTGCCTCAGCAGAAACGCGACTTGCATCTGTTCGGCAAATTCCATCCACGTCTGAACGCGATTGGGCTTGTTGAACAGATCGTGCAGCGGGTGATTGTCGATGTTCTGCCGCGTGCCGGTGTCATCGACCCGGTACAAAGACGGGGCGCAGCGCGCGACATCTTGGGAGCGGCGGCGCACGCAGGCATAGACCGTCGAGACGGACATTGCCGTCGCTTGGGAGATTTGCATGCCCGACGCGCTTTGCACGCTGGCGAGCGGAGCAAACAGGCCGGATGCAGGAATGCCGGGCGCGCTGTCGCGCACCACAGCGCGCGGGGCGATGCGGTCGAAGATCATCGGCGGCCTCGGATTATCTGCGGGGGTTCGCGACGACTGCGGCGGCAGCGATGGCGAATAGACCGGCGACGATGAACCCAGCCGGTTCAAAGATCAGCGAGCACCCGTAGCTGACCGCGACGGCGCCAGCGATGCCGAGCGCGTCGGCGAGAAATTCCGGGATGCGTTTCACAGCAGCAACAAATCTTTCTTTTCGTAGGACGATGCGAGATCGACATTTGCGGTCGCGACGCCGGTCGCCATTGCGAGCGCCACGACCGCATCGATGCGGTTTGTCGCTTTGCGCTTCGAGAACCAGCGATTGTCGAAAGCGTCGCTCTCGACCGCAGCGGACATGATCGCGGAGATCGTGACCGGGCTGCGGAGAATGCGCACCCGGCGCTCGAGGATCAGCGCTTCGAGGTCTTTGAGCGACCCCGGCATCCACAACCCGCTTTCGGTCGCGCGGCGCTTGCCGCCCTGCGGGTGCTCTACGATCGGCACCGTGCAGCCGGCATTGTCCAGTTCCGGCACGAAGTGCTTGTGGAAAGCGTAGGCGTCGAAGGCCAGCGCCTTGACCTGATATTCGTTCGATGCCTCCGCGACGCGCGCGGCCAATTCGTCGTAGCGAACCAGCGCGCCGCTCGTCGCGGTCAACCATCCCTGGTCGCGCCATGTTTCGTAGGG